TACAAGTGAAGGATTAGGTAAAGATGCATCTGTAGTGCAAATATTTGATTACACTGATCTAACTGAAATTAATCAAGTTGCTTGCTATTATAATAACGAGATATCACCTTATAATTTTACTGAAAAGGTTCATGAGATATTACAGCATTGGGGAAGTCCTGTTGCTTGTATTGAAAGAAACAATAGTGGTAGTCAAGTTGTTGATATTTTAAAAAATAGTTATCGTTATGAAAATATAGTTTCTTGGGGAGCTTCTTCAGCTGGTAGAGCTAAAAATCAATTAGGTATAATATCACATACAAATACAAAATATAAAGGGGTAGTTAATATGAGATATTGGTTAAATGAATTGCAAAGTGTAAAAATTAATGACATTAATTTAGTTAATGAACTTAAAAACTTTGTTAAATTTCCTAATGGTACCTGGGGTGCCAGAAAAGGTTATCATGATGATAGGGTAATATCCATGATGTGGAATTTAATAATTTTAATAGAAGATTTAGTAGAAAAATATTTTGAAGTTGTAAAACTTGATAAAAATAATAGACCATTAGAATTGCAAATATTCGATTATGGTATTAAATACTTTATGAACCCAACATCAATATATTCAAATGAATTAGATACTAATCATAATTATGGCATGCCCGCTATAATAGATGGAGCATCTAATAATCAAAGTGAAATGGAAATATTAAAAAAACAAGGATTTAAAACATGGCAATAGATCAATCAACATTCAATAAAAGCAGATTAGATAAATTTTTACTAGTTTTAAATTTACCACCTGTTTTAAAAAATATATCAACAAATGATTTAGCAGGTAGAGGTAATAACTCACTAATCGGCGATTCATTACAATTCTCAGTATACGGTTCAGTAATACCATCAGTTAATGTACCTGAAGAAACACTTGGATATGGTGGTCAAGCATATAAAATTTCTACTAATAATAGACCAGCATATGATAACGTTAATGTGAATTTTACTGTTGATAACAATTTTAATAACTATTGGGTTATATATAAATGGCTTGATTATATGAATGATGAAAAACTTTCAAAGTTTAATGGTAAAGAAATTACTACAACACCCAATGTAAGTCCTAAGGAATTAAAACAAAATAAAACTTTAGTCCCACCTACTCTTTATCAGACTGATTTAACAATATATGGATTAGATGAATTTGATAAAGAAAAGATAAAATTTACATATACTAAAGCTTTCCCAGTAACTTTAGGTTCTATTAATTACAATTACAGAGATGCCGGAGAGATTGAAACTTCATTTGAATTTGCCTTTTCACAATTACTAGTAGATTTGGTATAATTTAATCTCAAAATCTATAAATAATAATATATGGCACGTTCAATTCAATCTCCCGGTGTAGAAATAAAAGAAATAGATCAAAGTTTAAGACCTGTCTTACCTGTTGGAACCAATGTTTTGGTTGCAGGTTTTGCTGATAAAGGACCTACTGATGAGGTTATTCAAGTTACAAGTCAAAGCGAATTTGAGCAAATTTACGGAGTTCCAACGACTCCCGCTGAAAGATATTTTTATCATTCAGTAAGACCTTTGTTTAACTCACCAGCTACAATTCAAACATATAGATTACCATACGGTGGTGATTCCGGAGCTGGTTTCGGCAATAAATATGGAGTTTTAGCTTATCCAGCTAGTGCTGTTAATATTAATAACGGGCCTTATTACCTTTACGGTACAAGTGATAGTGGTGGTACTAATGGACAAACAGGTTATTTTTATCCTTTATATTTGACTCAAGCTCTTGCGAATCAAGCAGATTTAAACAATAGCGGTAGTGGTGGTTCACATACACATACATTTAGTCAATTTTCAAATGTTACTTTTTATATGCCTGATAGCGATATGAATCATGCGCAATCAAATGCACCATCAGTTAATTATGATCTATATACAAAAGCTTTCGGAGCTGGATTACCTACATATGGGGATCAATCAAACGGTAATTTATTTTTAATAGGTAAACCAACTCACTTAGAATTAACACAGGATCAATATAATGATATTTTACAAAGAAATACATTCCAATGGTATAATTCAGGAGCAAGTCACGGTGCTATTAATAGCTTTGACGATTTAGGTAATGCAGCAATGCTAGTTGTTAATAAAGCACAGACAACCATTGATGAAAAGTATCAAGGTTTTTATGTCAGTACTTTAGACAATACTAATTTAAATCCAGCTACCGATTTTGACGGAGTTATTACAACTGAATCAATTAATGCAAGTGCTTCTAGTTTAAGAAATTATACAACCCTACCTGAGGCAAGATTAAATTTCTCATTATCATCTATATCTGATAATAATACAAGTACGTTTGGACAAGATGAGGATAGTGTTTCAGAAATAATGGAAAATTTAAGTCCGTTTGCAATTGATACTAATGATTATGATGATACTGTATCATTAGGTGTATTTAGATTACGTCAAACGCCGTTTACACCAGATACGATTAAATTAGCATATAATTTATCTGAAAGTTATGTAGGTTCATTTGATTATCATAGACAGATTAATAATAGAGAAGGTGGAGCACCTGATTCTTTCTATATCGATACAAGAGAAGATGCTTCTCCTAATATTATAGTATTAACAAATGATTTCGTTTCACATAAATCTGGTAGAACTTATTTAAATGAAAGCGGTTTACCTACTAATAAGGTAAGATTTACGTCGGGTAAATTTTCATCAAGTAGTAGAACATTGCTTAATATTGAATCATTATCATCATCTTACGGAGCTGCTACATTATCACAAGCTGAGACATTATCAGGTGTTATACAGAATACAACAACTACTTTAGGTCAAGCTGATAGTTTATATCCAGTAGGTAGTTTTGCAGATGCAGATCCTAAAAATAAAAATCTTGGTAGTATACCTAAAAAGTTAGATAGATTATTTGATAGTGTTGAGAATGTTGATTTATTTGATATTGATTTAACTGTTGATGGTGGTTTAACTACGATTAATGCAGTTTCTGAATATTTAGATCGCGGTGGCGAAGGTAAATATTTCGATGATACTGTTGCAGTTTCAGCAATGGATGGTTTTTATAAGTCAAATATTTTAGAAATATCAGATGAGGCTAAAAACTTTAGAGCTGATTGGAAGACAATTTTTGATAGATTTGCAGAATTTGCTGAAAAGAAAAGGAAAGATCATATGTTTATTGCTGACTTACCAAGACCAATTTTTGTACAAGGTAAGAGTTTCTTAACATTAGATGATCCTAATAAGAATTTCTCATTAAATTTATTAAGTCCTATTAAAGCGCATACAGCTATAGTCAATACAAGTTATGCAACTACATATGCACAGTGGGTAAGAGTATATGATTCATATTTAGATGATCAATTCTATTCACCATTCTCCGGATTTGCAGCAGCAATGATGGCAAATACAGATAGCAATTTCCAACCTTGGTTTGCACCAGCAGGATTTACAAGAGGTTTAGTTACCGGTGTTAATGATTTAGCATTATATCCGAAGCAAAGACAAAGAGATTTCTTATATAAAGAATCTGTCAATCCAGTTGCGTTCTTCCCAGGAGAAGGATTTGTAGTATTTGGTCAAAAGACATTATTGAAGAAACCAAGTGCATTTGATAGAATTAATGTAAGAAGACTATTCTTAAATCTAGAAAAAGGTACAAGAGTTACAGTTAAATTCTTCTTATTTGAACCTAATACATTATTAACAAGAACAAGAGTTATTAATACACTTAATCCAATCTTTGAAAATGCTAAGAATACAGAAGGTTTATATGATTACTTACTAGTCTGCGATGAAAGAAATAATACACCAGAAGTTATCGATCAGAATGAATTAGTAGTAGATATTTACTTAAAACCAGTTAGAGCAGCAGAATTTATATTAGTTAACTTCTACGCTACAAGAACTGGAACTGATTTCAATGAATTGGTTGGTTAATAAACCTTTTGACATAAATAATTTATATGGCCGATAGTAGACTAACTGATTTACAAGCAAAAACCGTTATATCAAACGATGATATATTTTATGTTGTAGACATAAGTGAGAATACATCTAATAAGTTAACATTTAATAGCTTAATAGATGAAAATTTACTTACTACATCAGGTAGAATTAGTTCTACAATTACTAACCCATTATGCTCTGATGTTATTGATATACATAATGATTTATTATCTAAAGCAACTAATATAGTTAACTTAACTCAAAGTAGTTCGTCTTTAAATACAAAAATAACTTCTGTATCGACTCAAGTAGGATTAGGTCAATTTGAGTATAATCCGTTAAGTACTGTCCAAGCTGGTTCATTTTTATTACCAGGAGGTACTATAGGGTTAGCAGATGGAGCACATGTAGATTATACAATACCTATTGGTAATATTATAGCAGGTGATACTATTTTATTATTCCCTCCTATAGGTTTAGGAGACGGTTCAAATAATAAAGGTCTATCAGGGTTGCAATATTCATTTAATGCATTATCATCTAACGGTGCAGAGTTGCATTTGTTTAATGAAACTGGTGTTCAAATAAATATTTTATCTAATTCAGTATTTAGATACGCTGCTCAAAGATTAGCATTGCCATTCACATCAATTTCAGGTAGTTTTTAATCTGAATAGTTGGTGATTGAATAAATAATTATACAATGGCAGATACCAATCAGACTATCCAAGGATTTTATACCCAAGCTCAAGCTAAAGATTTTCACAGAAATAATCTCTTTAGAGTTTTAAACATTAATTTCGGTGGAGGTACCGATGTTTCTTTTACAGAAGATGATTTAGTTTATGCGACAGCAGCTAACTTACCTGGTAAAGAAATAACATCACAAACAGTACCTTATATGGGACTTAATTTTAATGTACCCGGAGTAGTTAATTACCCTGGAAGTGGTGATTATCAATTAACGTTTAGATGTGATGAATCACATGATGTAAGAAATAGATTTTTGCAAGTTTTAAACGATACATTTGACGATGCAGATTCTACAGGTAATTATTTTACACCTACTACTGATAGTGTAATTGATCTAGTTCTACTTAATAAAGAATTAGACAGAGTAAGTCAATATCAATTAGTCGGTGTTGCACCCCGTTC